TGGAAGTTTGCTGGAGTTCCTAAAGCTTTCCAATATTCTTCTTCAGGGCCCATTTTGGTAGCAATGTGTAGAATAGTTCTACTAGCTTGCTCCATTGCCCAATCTTGATTGCTCTCAAAAATACGCTTGGTAAAATGTTTACCATCTTTTGAAAAATCAATGATTGCAATAGATGAATCATCTTCTTTAAGGGTAAATCCTTCAAAGATAAATCCTGGGTTTCTTTCTCCTGCAGTAATTGGAGTAAATGTACTGTCTGCTTTTAAGTTTTCTGTCTTCTTTCCGTAGCTCATATTATTCTATCTAAGTAATTTATGCAACCATTAAGCAGGCTGCTCTGCTGAAACATTTAATGCATTAGTTTCCTCTGCTTTTTTAGCCATCCTAGCCTTGGCTGATTTACTCATTTTTCCGTAATTCTTAAGTTGTTCCTCTGTAACATCTTCTTCAAGTTGGAAAGACAACTCAACTTTTGGTCTTTCTTTTGGTATAACTACTCTAAAGTTCTTGAACAGGGGTAAATTAAATAAGTACTTACATTCATCTTGAGTAAGATTATATAAATCCATAATACTGTTTTTTCTCTCAGCATTATAGTGCTTATCCGTTGGATATTTCACATAGCCACTTCTTAATAAGTGTGCTATATCAGAAGCTTTAATTAGTTTTTTCTCATTAACTGCTTCGTTTTGTTGAGGTACATTATTTATAGTACCTCCTACTAAATTTTCAACTGTTGTTTCCATTTTAATTCGGGAATATTGATTTCCAATCTACATTAACTAATTCATTCTTATCTGCATCATAGTCTGCAATTTTAATATCCTTACCTTTTAAGTGAGGAGGTCTTGCACCACAAACTAATGATTCACTACTTTGAAAATTAATTCGTAACTCAGAATTTTCTCCTCTATAAAGATATCCGATAGCATCTGCATCTTGACAAATGATGCTTCCTACCTTGCCAGTTAAGTCTAGATCTTTTACACTTACTTCAGTACCTGCTTTAGAAACTATCTTATCTTTTAGGTGACCTACAAGAATAACATGTTCAGCAAGACCTTTAAAACTATTAATATATGTCTTAATAGCATCTCTTAAATACTTATATCCAGCACCGTTTGGTAGAGATAATACATCAGTACCATCCCATCCTTTACCCATACTAGTAGCTCTATATAAAGAAGCAGCATAAGGAAGAATTATATCTTCTAATCTTGTGACACTATCTATAATAAGGTATTTATAAGGATTTTTTGATTCTTTAATTTTAGCACATATTTTATTGACTTCTTCTAAAGTTGTAGCAGCTAACCTAACTGAGTCTACAAATCTAGCTCCATCCTCAATATCTAAAATAAAAGCATCATCTAGATAAGATAATAAGGTAGTTTTACCTACTTTATGTGGGCCGTAAATAATTAAAAGCTTTGGATTTAACGAGGTAGCTTTAATCCTCTTTGTTGGTAATACTATTTCACTCATAATTTTGAAAGATAATCCTTAATAGCAGGAAAATCTGTATATACAAAACCAGCTTTATTAGATAATAGAATGTCATAAGAATTTAAATACAAAGGATCATTTTGTAAACTAAACATTAATCTAGCTCTTTTTAATAACTTTGTAAGATCTTCTACATTATGCTCTGTTAAATCTGCTGTATAAATTGTAACTTGACAGTCTTCTCTATCTGCTATAAGATCTAGAGAGTCTTCTGCACCTGGCAACCAGTGAATATCCGAAGATACTACTGATCTTGCATCTATCAATATATGAATAATATTTTTATTTTTATTAAATGCTTGCTCAAAAGCACTCACTATACTTGGTTTTTCCATAATTTTATTCTTTAAAATCCAAGATGACTAAAGTATAATCATCTTTTAGATCTGATAGCATTTGCTGATAATCAGGCTTTAATGCTATTTTGTAAGGTTCTTCTTCAGTCCTTGACTCCTGCTCTTCATATAACTCAACAAATAGCTCATCAGCAGTAGGCACATTTCCTGTACCTTCTTGCAATCTTATTGAGACTAAATTATTGAGATCCATCATGGCTAAATGTTCGGCCAATTCTTTTACATTGATTTTTTCTATCATTTTGGTTGTTCTCAGTTAATACAAGTAAAAATACTGTATTAGTTAATACATGTTTTAAATGATTTAAGCTTGTTTCAGGATCGTGGGTTTCTCCTTTTCTCCATGAAATTAAATGCCTTAATAATGCAGCATAATATCTTTCAGGAGAAATTCCTTGCCAGTTATTATCTCCGTATTTATTAGCTCCATGAGTCATAGCCTCAGCTATAGCTTCAAAGGCTTCTGTAGGCACTAAATCATACCTCAACTTACCTTGATCATCTTTTTTTCCTATAGTTTGGCTATCCATTTATATCCTTCCTGTGTTAATTCTTCTGGTAATTCTTTGAAAAATCCAGCTTCTGCATGAAATAATAATCCAATCATAATATCATCTCTGGATAATCTATTCTTAATAATCTTTAAAGCTCTAAATCTATGTTTTAAACCTAAAGAAGTCTTATTAATATCATATCCCAAGTATTCATCTAATTGCATCTTATAAGCATTCATTAGCCCCATAACAACATCTGCATCTTGATATGGATTACTAGAGTCTTTAAAATCATTTTGAGCAGGACTTAAATCTACTCCTCTAAATTGCTGTCTTTCAAAGTTATTTAAACCTTGATTAAACTGTTGCAACATAGCAATAGTCATGTGAAAAGTATTCCTTAGAGTTACTAAATATTCACTTAATTTATCTAAATTTTGCTTTAAATCATAGCCCCTTTCTCTACCAAATAATGCAATATGGTCAGCTACAATAAAATTATATTCATTAGGATCATTATTTGTATACCTAACAATTCTTTGTTTGGTTTTACCTTGCTCATCCTGATAATTCTCATATTCTATTGTACCTCTATTAATCATAAACTTCCAAACATCCTTATATAAACCTGTTGGATTTATAGAATTAAATGTCCAAAATATTCTAGACCATATAGATTCTAATTTTGGTAGTAAATCTTCAACCATAGCCAACTCTTCTTCAGTTAGTCTACTATCTCCTAAGCCTCTAATAGCTTCTGGAGGTACTACTTTTTTATATTTTCTATAAATAAGTACTGAAAGCCAATTAGCCTTCTTAACATCTTCAGATATCTCTAAACAATAATAAAATATATTGACATTAATACCTTTAGAATCAGCTTCATCAATAGCATTTAATAACATGAAATCCAACAGAGTAGTCTTAGCAGCACCTGATAACCCTCCTAAAAGATAATAACAGCTTCTTTGCCAATTAAATATATATTTATTGGTTCTATCTAGCCCATTAGCTAGTCCAGTATACTTACCTTCTAAGCCTTCCTGTATTCTTTCTCTAAATGTCATGCTTTTGTAAAGTAATCACGTTTTTCTTCCCTTTTGTCCATATTCTCAATCCAACTAGCTAATGAAGATATATTATCCTTCATTATAAAATAATAAGATGTTTGCATATAACCATAGTTAGCATTTTTTCTATCAGTAACATAGGCTAACGTAGCTTGCAAAATTTGATCTTTTGTAAAAGATTTATAATTCTTAAGAAAAGACTTCATCTTAGAAAGATTTGTCTTATTATCTCCTCTTACTATTTTGCCACTAGTAGATTTTACACCTTCTGGCCAAAGGTTTGTATACTCACTTATCCAGCTTTCTACATTATTTCTTGTTTCTTTTTCTCCAATTAAATTCAAGAATTTAGCCCTAATGGATACTTCATTATTATCCAATATTTTACACCAACCATTCTCCTGTAAAGAAGAGACATCAACTACACATTGGTAATTGATGCCTTTAACTTTACAATATAAAAAAGTAAATTCATTAGGACTAAGACCTGAATTTTGAAGAAGATTTAAATCTAAATCAAAAATCATAAATTTGGTTTTCGACTATTCTACTATCTCTCTCATAATCTTCTTTAAAATCTTCCTCAAAAACTCTTGCAATGTCTTTCTCAGTACAGTCTACTTCAAACTCACTGCTAATTAAAGAGGCAATAGTAGAGAAATCTTGATTCTCAACATTAGGATGTTTAGCACTTAATTGTCTGATATATTCATTAATATCAGCATTTGATAATGTGTGTTTTTTTGTTACTGTACTCATAATTGTTACTTTGGTAAAGACATTAATAAACTTGAATTTCCTGCAATAGTAGTTGGGTAAGCTCCATTCCAATTAGTAGCCTTAATAAACTCAATATAAAGAGGAGTAATTTCTCTTTGCTTAAGCTTCATGGCTTCAGCCTCACCTCTAGCTTGAATAATCTTTGCTTCTGCCTGACCTGATGCATTAATTACAGCCTGAGCAGAGTCTCCTCTTGCTTCAGCAATCATCTTTTTAGCATTAGCTTCTGCAACAAGGGCTTCTTGCATTTTAGCTTGGGCATCTTGAACAGCTTTAGTTTTAGCTAAAATAGCTTCCCTTAATTCTTTTGGAGGAGTAATGTTTGTTCTTAATTGACTTACATTAAACCATCTTGAAACTCTTAAATTACATTCAGTAACTATAGCAGCCTCAAATTCTTGTCTTTTATTGAAAATATCATCTACTGGCCATTTATTAGCCACATCATTAATAGATCCAATAATAGCATTCTTTAGCCAACCATCTTGTATTTCTTTAATTCCTAAACGTAATTCCAAGAACATATCTCCAATAGCACCTGAGATTAATTTGTAATTAAAAGTAGGTTTAATTGTAGCACTAAAGCCTCCTTTTGTAATTACAGTTACAGGTTCATATTCAACATGTTGTTGATAAGTAGGAAATTCAAAGAAAGCTGTAGTCCAAGTATTATAATATACCCAACCACTTTCAAAACGATAATCAGCAATTCCTCTGTTATCTCCAGAAAGATTGACAACTACTCCAACCCCAGAAGAATCCACTCTATCTACTGCATAAGGTTGAAATAATGATACAAAAATACCCAATACCAATATAATAATTGGAGTCCTCAACCCGACTCCAGGGCCAGTAGGCTCATTAAACTTATTGTATGAGAGTAAGGATGCTCTATTTCTTACAGCAAAAAATGCAGCAACTAAGATAAATAATCCTAGAATAATTAATGAAATCATAATTTTAATAGTTTTTTTAAGTTTTTAAATAATAATGCAAAAAGAAAAATGTTTAAGAGGATTGTTATAATTACTATGCAAGTTATAACCAAGTTTGATATTTTACACATTGTCAAAGCATAGAA